CTAAATTTCCATGCCGCCATTCAGTGGGTTTAACGTGATTGCAAATTGCAAATAGTCGGGTGCCAGATGAGCATACGCCATAGTTTGTTGTATATTGGCATGGCCGAGTATTTGTTGCAGTGCAACAATGTTTCCACCTTTCATCACAAAATGACTCGCGAATGTGTGGCGTAGAACGTGCGTTGCTTGTCCTTCTGGTAAATCAGGTTTTATTGATTTTAACTTTGTACGAAAGCTTTCGTAATCAACGTCAAATAATTCCCCTGACTTCTGTTTGATTTCCTTTTCTAACTCTTTTGATATCGGAATAGTTCTTTGCTTGCCATTTTTGGTTTTTAAAAATGTCACTCGACAACTCTTTACTTGGGCGCTTTTTAGGGTTGATGCTTCTCCCCATCTGGCACCCGTGCTGAGACATAGCAGCGCAATTTTTCTTTCATCCCCTGATAGTACTGATAACAGAGTTTTGACCTCTTCTTTTGTTAAAAAGGTCATTTCTGGCTGTTTTTCCTTTAATGGGGGTAATCCATTCAGTGGGTTGCTACCGCTAAAAACTTCAAGTTTTTGCAATGTCGTTATCATTCTTGATAGACGATACATATCCCGATTTATCGTTGACGCTTTGATCCCATCAGCCAGGCGATTACTGCGGTGTTCCAGTAAAACATGCTTGTTAAGACGGTTTATCGATGGATCATTTAACTGCCTGATTGTCTTCATCAGTTGTCGTTTTTCTATAGTGCCGTTCTCCGCGGTTTGTCCGTGATATAGCCACCATAAGTTCAGTAAATCGCTAAGGTCTCGTCTATCAGTTCTTGTACTGGGTTTTTGAGCATTTGCCATTGAATGACGTTCGAAGGCAATAGCTTCTGTCTTCTTGTTGAATGTTCTCCTGATGCGATTTCCTTGTCGCCCAAGAGGTCTAATATCCACCATATAACGACCATCATCGAGTTTCTTAATTGGCATAAGTAAGCCCTTCGATGAAACTGACAGATTGTGACCACAACTCGTCAGCATACGCATAACCAATATCTAGCCAATTTTCTGGTTTGAGTGGAATGAGGTTTCGTTCTCTGGCCCATTGTGCGCGATAGCCGGCGAGACTTGACCAGCTTCCGGTGCTGTAGTGTCAGTCATTAGCCACAGCGTATATTTTTTGAACTTAGGGTGTTGAGTTAATTTAGAAAGTGTGTTCCAGCCGGGTTCGTTATGTCCTCCCTCTAATTTTTTTAATGTGCTAAGAGGGAGCTGCATGATTTTACAGAATTGTGATTGACTCAGGTTCTCTGCATTACGCATGGCCTTTATTTAATTCTGATGATGAAAAATATAAATCACAGATATGGCACGCATCAGTATTTTTATTTCTAAACCGGTATTGCTTTAATGGCCTGTGTCGTTATAACTCAAAAGGTGAATTCAATGTACCTTTTGGGAACAATTAAAATTACTGACTGACTCGCTGGAATTGCGCATGGTCGCGTTAATTAAGCGTTTGAGGGAAAATCCAACCAGCCTGAAAGAGCTGCATTCAAAACCGATAGAGGGATATAAAGGGCTGTTTGAGCTGAGAGCAAAAGCCAAAGACGGAATAGCCAGAAGTTTTTTTTGTTATGCTACAGGGAAGAAAATCTATCTGTTACGATGCCTTGTGAAAAAAACTAATGTCACTCCCCTGAATGAACTCAGGATAGCGATTGCGCGAAAAAATGAACTGACAGAACCATCAAGAGATTAAGAGGAAATATGATGCGTGATGATTTAGACCTCTACATTGAGGAAAGAACCAAAGAAAATCCCCGATTTAAAGCCACGTTAGCGGAAGAAGAGAAAGAGCTTGAGTTAGCGATTGAGATGCAGAATATCTGACTGAATGGCGGAAACATGCTGGGCTGACCAGCGCTCAGGTTGCTGAAAAAATGGGTATCAAACCACCGACTGTATCAAAAATAGAAAGAAATATCGTTAAGGCATCCATTGATACACTCAGTCGCTATGCGCGTGCCTGTGGTGTTAACGATATCAAAATATCCTTATCATTAACAAAGTGATCGTTTTTTATTCTTTTGTTGCGGGTGCGCAAAGGGTGCATACCCCCCCATACGGCTGGCATTCTTGATATTTAAAAATTCATCCTTAGCCGCGGCTTCAGACAGTGGAATTGTCTGGATACCGTCTTTTTTACCGCCGGGCGCATATAAAAACAGGTTGCGGAAATTACCCGGCCCTTTGGCGTTTTTCAGCGCGTCGCGAATATTATCGATATCGGACAGGTTTTGTGACGCATCGCTGATATACAGGATATAACCCGCATGGGAACCGTTCAGGTAATACTTGCGGCGAAAAAGCGTAGCCGATTCATTTAGCAATGCCGACGGCAAAGCAGCTAAATACTCCGGCAATCCGTAAAGTTCCTGATTAATATCGGGTTCAATCAGATGAAACACTTGCCTCGTCGGGAACGGGTATGGCTGGCTATTGTAGCCATATTTCACAAACCAGTAGGTTTCCAGGTCTTCACCGCGTCGGGTGAACTTGGCCGGGCAGTGATTCAGCTTCAAAGGCTGGCCGAGGCGATTCTTGGAGTTCTGTCAATAACTGTACGGGGGGTGACAGTACGGTCAGAGGCGGTGATCAGTTAGTGGAAAAAGTTATCGATTATGCGGATTCAATCGGCATGGATTTTAGCCGGGCTATAGCGAAGTCATTAATCATCGGAGGAAAAATCAACATAGGTGAACAGTCGTTCAAGTTATGGACGGATGGCAGTTTTATTCCGATAGAGACGGAGTGTCAGAAACAGGAGCGTCGCGATTTGTTGTGGCAGCGGATTTATGACATTGGTGAAATGAGGAAAAACTAAATCGATGTGTTTTAAAATTGCATTTTCATTTGTTTTTAGGTATTAGAATATTTTAATTAATGACACTTTGTTACGATAGGATATTATTTTATGAGTAAAAAATTTATGCTGATGGAACCTAAGAACGAAAACTTTAATATACTAATAGGTAGTGTTAATAAGTATGAAGTGCCTCGTTTTCAGCGTGATTATGCATGGGATCAAGAGCAATGGGAAGATCTGTGGTCTGATATAGAAAATCTAGATGATGACGATTTTCATTACATGGGGTATATCGTATTACAACAAAAAGAGCAATATAGTTTTGATGTTATAGATGGACAACAAAGGCTAGTTACACTCTCATTAATAATAATGGCAGCAATGAAGAGTATTCAGAACATGATAGATAAAGGAGACGATATAGATGATAATAAAATAAGGCTTAATGAACTAACTAATAGATTCATCGGTAGTAAAAGCGTGATTTCACTTAAGGTAACCAATAAGTTAGTGTTAAATAGAAACAATAATAGATATTTTCAAAGAATTTGCTCAGATCTGGAAGCTCCTAATCAGAGAGGAACAACAGCAACTAATAAACTTATAAGAAAGTGTTTTGATTTTTTTTGTAAAAAAGATTTTGGAAATACAGGTGAAGATGTTGCAATTTTTATAGAGAAAGTTTCTTCGGCTATGCAATTTACAAAAATAATTGTACAAGATGATTTAAATGCTTATAAAGTATTTGAAACCTTAAATGCTAGAGGGGTTCAATTATCAACTCCTGATTTATTGAAAAATTATATATTTTCAATTATTAGTAATGAAAATAACATAAGTGATGATGATTTAACTGAACTAGATGAACAATGGTCAGAAATAATTGAGCAATTAGGGGAAGGTAATTTCACAGATTTCATCCGTTATCATTATAATACAAAGTGGAAAATGGTAACGAAAAATGAATTATTCTCAGCGTTGAAAAATGTCATAAGAATACCAACTGAAGCAAATGAGTATCTTAAGTCTCTATTTCAATATTCATCCGTTTATGTATCCTTAATTAATCCAGAGGATTCATGGTGGAATGATCAAAGTGAGGAATATATTAAAGCAAAAGATTCGATTAATGGGATTAGACTTTTTAATATTAAACAACCATTGACAATCCTTCTTGCTGCATTTGATAAATTTTTACCAAGTGAATTTGTAACAATATCTAGATATATGTATATTTTATCAATAAGATATAATGTGATTTGTCATTTATCGCCTAGTGAACAAGAGTCAGCATATAATGTTATTGCAACTAAAATATCAAATGGTGAATTTACAAGAGCTAGCCATATTAAAAATAGTGCTGAGTTCAAGAAATTATACCCTGATGATAATATGTTTAAAAGTGCTTTTGGATTTCATAAAATGCCGAGTAAACAAACTGCAAAGAAAATAAGATTTATTCTTGCGGAAATAGAAAATCATAATGGTGTTTCTTGTGATTATACAAAAACTACTTTAGAACATATTTGCCCTTATAACCCAGATCAAGGGTGGTATGAAGCTTTCGGGAATGGAATTAATGATATCAAGGATCGTTTAGGAAATATGGTATTAATTTCAAAAGATAATTTAGGCCGAGCTTCTTTCAAAGAAAAAAAAGATGAATATGTTAAGTCAGGGTTCTTTTTAGCTAAACAGGTCTCAAGTTATGATGGCTGGAATTTAGAAAAAGTTAATGAGCATCAAAAATGGATGGCAGGAGAAGCTGCTAAAGTATGGCGTGTTGATTTCAATTAAATGCTATTTATATGTGAGATTTTTGATCTCACCTGACAGAGTATTTTTTCACAAGAGTTTCATAAGGCGTTTTACCTTTTAACTACCATATGGTCTGTGATAGTTGTAAAACGCTTCCCATTCAGCCAATTTTGCTTCTAAGTCTAGTTCAGTAGTTGGTAGAATTCTTGCTTATTGGTAAGGTTTTTCTCTTCAGTGATAGAAGCAACATGGACAGCAGGGTTTTCCGGGCATGGTTTGCTATTAATTAACCTTCTTTACTCCTTTGGCGGCATAATCTCTTTTCCTGCGGTAAATAGCATCCCGAGATATTCCCCAATAACGGTGAATCTTGCTGATATTATTACTGTTTTGAGCATGATATAATATTTTGAGCTGTTTTCTAACTTCCTATTTTTCCTTGTTCATATTAACCTCAACTGACACATTCAATATATATAAAATTGTCATTTGAGGTCTAAAAAGTCACAAGTAGAATAGGTTTGTTATATTTCATTAATGTATTTTGAAATTAAAGAGTTTATCGTCGTCCAAGCTATTTTCTTGGCTACTTCTTTAACGTTAGAAAAAAGAGCATCAAATCGTTTCTTTGCATTTCCTGCATTCCCTTGCTTAGCTTCATAAATAATATTCTTTAATTCTTGAATTTCTTCTGGCGATAACTCTTGTTTATCTTCCTTCAGAATGTTAGACAACTTTTCAAAAAGTTCTTCATCATTGTTTAAATTTATGATTTGATTAATATCATTACCCGCTGACATTTGAGTGTTATTAAATGTGCCACCGTTAATGTTTATTTGATTATAATTAGGTTTTCTTTTTTTGATTTTCATAATAGATTGTTGTTGAAAAATAAGATATCCACTTTTTGTTAGATAAGAAAATTTTCTTTTGCTAACATACCTTGGCATTATAAAAATACCTTTACTAAGATATTCATCGAAAGTTTTGAATTCCTTTGGACCTGTTTTTATGTATTCCATTTCTTCAAGATGTTCCAATGCTAAATCATAATCAATAGTAGTAATTTCATTATCATTACATATTTTTTGCTTCATTTCTGCTAATAATGGACCCTCGTAACTTTCTTCCAATGAAGATGTTTCTAAGTTTTTTTCTTTAAAATCATCTATTAATGATTCTAATATGAGGATCTCTGTATTATTTAACGATCTTTTATTCATTGTTATTTACTCCAAATTAGGATACATGATAAATAAGTAGTTCTTTGTACATAATCTATTAAAAAATTCCAAATTTCTATATTAAATATTCATTAACAAATGATTGCATGAAAATATTAACTAAGTACACAGATCCGCAAAGTCAACAAAGGATCTTATACCCCGCAAAGCGCCAGCATTGGTGCTCTTTCGATGATCTCTTGCAGGTGCATAAAAAGCACTGCATTTAGTGAGCAGGCGCGGTGGGGTCACGACTGCGCTCAGGCGGCCTCATAATCAATAACGCGGGCTATTCGTCCTCGTCCATATCCAACGAATACCGTTCAAACCGAATTACTTCCTCACCAATCCAGTCATTTAATTGCTTCATCTTACTTTGCAATGGTATTAGCTCATTACGTACAAACACCTTAGCCGCCTTCTCGACATCACCAAAACCGCCGGTATTCTGTGGAATAATCCCCATCATCTGCGGTGGTACGCGATGTGCGGCCAATATGTCGTCACGGCTGGCATTCTTGATATTTAAAAATTCGTCTTTAGCTGCGGCTTCAGACAGTGGAATAGTCTGGATACCGTCTTTTTTACCGCCCGGCGCATATAAAAATAGATTGCGGAAATTACCTGGCCCCTTGGAATTTTTCAGCGCATCGCGGATATTGTCGATATCGGACAGGTTTTGTGAGGCATCGCTGATATACAGGATGTAACCCGCATGGGAGCCGTTCAGGTAATACTTGCGGCGAAAAAGCGTAGCCGATTCATTCAACAGTGCCGACGGCAGAGCAGCTAAATACTCCGGCAATCCGTAAAGCTCCTGATTAATATCGGGTTCAATCAGATGAAACACTTGTCCCGTCGGGAACGGGTATGGCTGGTTGTTGTAGCCATATTTCACAAACCAGTAGGTTTCCAAGTCTTCACCGCGTCGGGTGAACTTGGCCGGGCAATGATGCAGCTTCAAAGGCTGACCAAGGCGATTCTTGCGTTGTTCAAGATAGGCATTGCCAAACAGCATAAAGTCCAGCGCCCATGAGTCGAATGCCTGTCGGCTAAGTAGCCGGTGTGGGATAAAGGTACTGGTCAGGATGTTGCGTTTGACATACACCGCGCTGCTGTGGTGCGGCGCCGAGCGAAACGACAGCGCCAGCCCGTTAAAACTAATTGGGGGTTCATACCAATTATCGACCAGTACACACTCCAGATAATCAAACACCTCGCGCCGGTCAAGGACGGGGATCGGGTCGCCAAAGGTGAATGCCTCAATCGATGGGCTGGCCGTGGTTTTCACCGTCGGGCTGCGTTTTCTGTTTTTACGGCTCATCAGTAAACCTCAACAATATTTCTATGGTGGGGAGTGTCACCGGTAATCGGTTCATTAAACAGAGCGTGCATGGTGGCCCATGCCAGATCTGCGTGACTGGCTTCCTCGCTGCGGCTAGCTTGATAGGTCGGGCGGTTGCCGCTGGCGGTGGTAGAACGGCGGATAGCCATAAAACTTTGTGCAATGTCGGTCTGGCCGGCGTCAAACTCCAGCCGACGATGGTTGATAATGTCCCATGCCTTAAGTACCAGCGCGTTTTTAACGGCGGGGTTATAGACAAATTCCCGCACGGATGGGAAAAATTCTTTGACGTTTTGGTAAACCCCATGCCCGACGCCGGTCGAGTCAATGCCGATATATTCGACGTTGTACTGTTCCGTCAGTCGTTTGATGGCGTCAGATTGAGCGCGAAAGTTCATGCCACGCCACTGATGACGTTCAAGGATGCGGAATTTGCCACCCGGTACCCGCGGTGGAGCGGCTACGACACAACCGGCACTGTCGCCATTCTCGCCACCTTTGGCGGGATCATAACCGATCCAGACAGGGTGATAACCATAGGGGCGTAGCATCAGGGGTTGCACATCGTCCCAGATTTCCCAGCTATCGACCATGCAACCCTGCATCAGTTGCAGTGAGAAAATGGATTCGATATCGTCCATAAACTCACACATCAGCAGGTTCTGGTACTCGTCCGGGCTATATTCCAGCCGTAACTGGTCAATATCAAACAGGTTACAGCCGCCTCTGACTGCATCTTCAACCGTGACAATCTGCCGCCACTGACCATCGGCACATCGTAGGCCGCTGGCTAATGCTTGATGGCTAATATCAATGTCAATGCGATTGGCCTTGGCGCGGCCACGGTTAAACAGTTTACCTGACCAATACGGGTACGCGCTGTGGGTTAAGCTGGACGGTGTAGAAAAGTAAGTCTGGTGCCATTTTTTGTGCATCGCCATACCGGATGCTACCTTACGCAGTTCCTGAAACTTCGGAATCCAGAAATATTCATCCAGATAGAGATTGCCGTGATAGCTTTGCGCGGTGCGGGCATTGGTACCGAGAAAATACAGGGTGGCACCATTATTCAGGGTGATCGGATCGCCTTTTAGTTCGGCGTCCACTTCCCGCGCCATTTCCAGGATATACTGCTTGAATACGTGGGCCTGCGCTTTACTGGCAGAGAGAAATATCTGATTGCGTCCGGTAGTCAACGCATCGATCAGGGCTTCACGGGCAAAAAAGAATGTCGCACCAATTTGACGGGATTTCAGGATATTGCGGATACGATGCGCTAATCCGGCGTGATACCAATCATGTTGATAATCGAATAGGGTCGAGCGGAAAATGTCTTCCAGCTTTTTGACTTGTTCTTCGCTGAACACGTTCTTTTCCGGTGGCCGGTGCTCACCTTTGTTGCGGTTGGCAATTTTGGGGTTCAGATCGGTTTCATTACCGCCGTGGCTGTATTTCCTGATCCGCGCCTGTCGTTCTAACTGACGGTGCAGCAGGTCAATTTCCTTAAAGTCTTTGCCTTCTTTTTGCTCCTTGGCGATAAGCTGACATAGCCGTGCTTCAAGGGACAACTCGACTCGTTCAAACGAGGTCACCTCATCCCATTTGTCACGGCGTTTCCAGCTATGGATAGTTGATGCTTTCTCGTTGAGCATTTCCGCAATCCGTGCAATCCGGTACCCGTTAAAATACAGGTGCATTGCGTGCTTACGGGGATCAAAATCGGGCGTTGTTTTCATATCACCAGACTACAGACCCGTCCGTCATTTCTCTGTGTCTGCCCTGTGTGCCAGCCCAGACACAACCGCATTTTATTGTTTCCTCGACATGACAATACAAACTAGTAGGCCATGACTGATTCATTGATAATCGGGGCTTACAATGCCGAAGAAATCCAAACCCTTTCGAATCTGTGTGGAAGGCGCAACCACAGACGGGCGCAAGGTTCAGCGCGAATGGCTGACACAGATTGCCGCCAACTATGACCCGCAGACCTACGGTGCGCGTATCAACATGGAACATTACAATTTTTCGTGGAGTCCGCGCTTTGGTGATGTGGAATCGGTTTTTACCGAAGAAATCAAGGACGGTGCGCTGGCGGGCAAGCTGGGGCTGTATGGGATACTTTTACCCACCGATGATCTGGTGGAAATGAACCGTAAGCGTCAAAAGGTTTACACCTCCGCCGAAATCAACCTGGATTTTGCTGACTTCGGCGGGGCGTATCTGGTGGGATTGGCCGTTACTGACAGTCCGGCGAGCCTTGGCACTGAAATGTTGCAGTTTAGCGCTAATGCGACCAATAATCCGCTGAATTCGCGCAAGCAGCATCCGAACAATGTTTTTACTGCCGCGGAGGAAACTTTGCTCGAATTTATTGATTTGTTAGAGGAAACCGAAAAAATCTCTCTCTTTTCCTGTGTACAGACGTTCTTCCAGAAAAAGCAGCAGAGTGATGATACTCGTTTTACCGATATCCATCGGGCCGTCGAACTGTGTGCCCAAGAGCAGCAGGCCACGGTGGAAATCGTAAACACACTTTCTCAACAAATAGGCAAAATAACTGCTATCAAACAGAAGCAAACCGAACTTGAAACCCAGCTTAGTGACTTAAAAACTCAGTTGAGTCAGCAAGACAGCCAGAAAACATACCGACCTGTTTCGCTGGGATCGCCGAACGCCGACACTCCAGTCAGTAAACATCTGACCAACTGTTAATGGAACAACCCCATGAAGAACGAAACTCGATTTAAATTTAACGCCTTTCTGATGCGTCTGGGTGAAATTTACGGTGTGGACGCCACGGCATTTACAGGCAAGGTAGAAGTCAATCCATCAGTTGCCCAGACGTTGGAAGAGGAAATCCAGCAAAGTGCCGATTTTCTGCAAAAAATTAACATGGTTCCCGTCAGCGAGCAGTCGGGCGAAGCGATTGGGCTAGGTGTCGGTTCGACTATTGCAGGGACGACAGACACCGACAGTAAGGAGCGAGAAACTTCCGATCCGACCCGACTCAACGCTATTGAGTATAAATGCGAACAAACCAACTTTGACACTAGCATTCCTTACAAAAAACTTGACTTGTGGGCGAAATTTCAAGATTTCCAGTTACGTATCCGTAATGCCATTATCCGTCGTCAGGCATTGGACCGCATTATGATCGGCTGGAATGGGGTTAAACGCGCCAAAACTTCAAACCGCGTTCAATATCCACTATTGCAGGATGTAAATATCGGCTGGTTGGAAAAAATCCGACAGGGTGCACCGGATCATGTCATGAGCAATATCACTGACGAAGCCGGTAAAGTTATATCTGAAACCATCCGTGTAGGAGAAGGCGGCGATTTCAATAATCTTGACGCATTGGTGATAGATACCGTCAACAATGCTATCGACCCAGAATATCAGGATGATACGGAACTGGTGGTCATCTGTGGCCGTGAACTGCTGGCTGACAAATATTTCCCGTTGGTCAATCAGTCGCAGCCCAACACCGAAAAAATGGCGGCAGATGTGATTATCAGCCAGAAACGTATCGGTAATTTGCCCGCAGTGCGTGTACCGTATTTCCCGCCCAAAGCCTTGCTAATTAGCCGTCTGGATAATCTGTCTATCTATTATCAGGAAGGCACTCGCCGACGTTCTGTGTTGGATAACCCCAAACGTGATCGCATTGAAAACTACGAATCAGTCAATGAGGCGTATGTCGTTGAAGACTATCGCGGTGTGGCCCTGATTGAAAATATCGAGATGTTGGCAGCCAGCAAAAAAGCAGCGTCGTTGCAGCCAGATAATGCCGTACCTGAGCACAACGCCGACACTGAGGAACCATAATGGCTAGCCCGTGGCAGCGTCACCGAATGCGATTACAGGCGACCGAGGCCGCTCAACTGAGTAGTCCCGCGCTGCAAAATCACGGTGGTTATAACCAGATGCTGCTGATGCTGGAGCAAGACCGCCGTCACCTTAAAAAAATCCAGTCTATGGAGCGCAAAGCGCAGCACAAAAGGCAGATCTTGCCTAAATATGCGCCGTGGATTACTGGGGTATTACACAGGGGGATAGGTCATCAAGATGATGTGCTGATGTATGTCCTGCTGTGGCGCATTGATGCAGGTGATTATGATGGTGCGCTGGATATCGCCGAGTACGCGTTACAGCACCGACTCGCTATGCCCGAAAATCATGAGCGGACAACGGGCTGTGCCGTTACAGAAGAGATCGCCGAAGCAGCCCAGCGTTGCTATACCGCTAAATCTCCGATGCCTCTTGCCACGCTGGAACGGGCGACCAATCTCACCCACGATCAGGATATGCCCGATAAGGTGAGGGCGGAGTTATATAAATGGCTCGGTTACAGCCAGCGGGATAACAATCAGCCGCAGCCTGCCTATTGTTCGCTGAGCAGGGCTTTAGAACTGAATAATCATGTTGGCGTGAAAAAAGACTTAGAGCAACTTGCCAGAGCGCTCCGCAGTCAGAAACACGACAACGCATAACCGAACGTGCCAACGCGCCGGGGCGGCATGGGGTGGCGAAGTCTCAACGCCCTGTTCACCGCCCACCTATTCAGGGGGCAATATGGACTTTATTTCAACCGCACCCGCAACGGATAAACAGGCCACCATGACCAGTGCCCCGTTTTTTCCTGCTATTGAGATCAGTCGTTACCGTGACGAGATGCGCACAGATGGTACGGTCACCGCGCCGAGATTACATCAAGCAATTTCCAACGCCATTGTTGAGGTTAATCGCGAGCTGAACCATTGGCGGCTGAGCCATATCGATGAGGGATACTCATCACTGGCCGATATTCCCGCCGGCACTCTCAATGGCGAGAGTGAGTTGGTTTATCTCTATCGTCGAGCGGTGTTTTGCTTGACTAAGGCGAATCTGATCGAGCGTTACCGCGATATCGACACGACTCAGACCGGCAGTAAAAAGGCTGAGGCAATGGAAATCACCATTGACGACCTGTGGCGGGATGCGCAATGGGCGATGCGCCGGATACAGGGGCGGGATCATGTCATTGTGGCGCTGATCTAATGCGGGTAAGGGTACAACAGTATGACACCGTGGATTCCTTATGCTGGCGCCACTATGGACGAACACAGGGAGTCACCGAACGGGTATTAGCAGCCAATCCCGGTTTGGCCGATGTTGGGGCCATCCTGCCGCAGGGTACCGAGATTGAACTGCCTGAAATCACGCCTGCTGCTGTAACGCCTATCATTCAATTATGGGATTAGAAAATGGACAAACAACCGGATTTATGGGCCGATTTATTGAATGGCCTGAGAAATTCATGGCCGCAGATATCCGGCTCCTTACTGGCTGTACTGATCTGTTATGGTCGCCTGATTTATGACGGTGTAGCGCGAAAAAAACGCTGGGTTGAACCGTTGCTATGTGGCGCGTTGTCGTGGGGTGTTTCTAGCGGGCTGGAACTGTTTGGCATTCCCGGCAGTGTTTCACCGGCTTTGGGAGGCACCATTGGTTTTATTGGTGTTGAAAAACTGCGTGAATTTTCCCTTCGCGCAATCAATAAACGTTTGGGAGACAAATCACATGACTAGAGGTGTTCGCAACCATAATCCGGGCAATATCCGCCACGGCGATAAATGGCTGGGATTACATGACACACAAACAGACCCGTCATTTTGTCAATTTGTATCACCAGAATACGGCATACGGGCCATTATCAAGATTATCCGCAATTATGAACGAAAATACGGATTGAACAGTATCCGGCAGATAATTTCTCGTTGGGCGCCCCCGAATGAAAATGATACCGAAAATTACATTGCATATATGAGCCGGGCGGTTGGTATTCCCTGTAATGCGGTGATTGATGTTGATAATCCGGTGATCATGACCCGATTGGTTTGCGCCATCATTCAAATGGAAAACGGACAGCAACCGTATGCTGATACGATCATTAAACGGGCGTTTGCGCTGTTATGAGGTTTAATCTGCACATGCTCACCTTGAGTACGTTGGCGGCAGTGTCCGGCCTGCTCTGGCTCTATTACGGTGAGTATCAGCAAAAAAACGATGCATACCAAACGCTGAGCCAGCGGTATAAGCAACAGCAAACCATTACCGATAACGCATTCCAAACCATCAGGATAATCAATGATATCTCACGGATTAATAACGAAAATCGGAAGCGATCAACCGTGGATTCCGCACAAATTCAGGCGGCTATCAATACCGCTGTTGTCGGGAATGATTGCGCCCGTCGTGCTGCTCCTGATAGGGCTGTTGTCCGGTTGCAGCAGCACGCGAACCGAATACGTTCAGGCACCGTTGATGCCGATTCCGATGCATTTGCTCGCTGACTGTCTGCCCCCGGTCATAGCCGACACAATGACATGGGGTGATAGCTTGTTGCTGAATGCACAGTTACTGGCAGTTATTGAACAGTGCAATCTGGATAAACAGGATATTCGACAAATAGAACAGATTAGACAGGTGACACATGAATAAGCCTAACGCTTTGCGGAAAGTCCTGACAGAAAAGATCCCCTACTTGCGCGACAACCCTGAATACCTGCATTTGTTTGTTGAAGATGGCACCGTGCTGGCGACAATGGCGCTCTCCTTGTCTTACGAATATGAATACACGCTAAACCTGATTATTGAAGCCTATCCCGATGATCAGAATGTGCTCATGGCGGTTATCGGGCACTGGATACGCGAGCACCAGCCAGATATTTTCGCTCATCCTGACAATCGCCGCAGCGGCTTTACCTTTGACGTGAATATTCTCAATGATGACACCGCTGATATCAGTATCGACCTGAAACTGACCGAGCGTATACTGGTCACCCAGCAAGGGCCGGTCAGCACAGTGAGCGCCATTTCTGAGCCTGAAAACCCGTTTGACAGGTGGTGAGATGAACAGTGACGCATTGCAGCCTTTGGATACCGCACTAACCGTCCTGTTGAATCAACTTTCTCCTGCCAGTCGAAAGCAACTGGCCCGTGATATTGCGCGGGACTTGCGACAGAGCCAAATACAGCGTATCCGATCCCAGCGTAACCCTGACGGCAGCCGCTTTACCCAACGCAAGGCACAAACCCGCGCTGTACAGCATGGTATAAAATTCATCTGGCGCGGTGAACCTCGCACCTTGAAAAATTGGCAAATCCGCAAGGGCAAGAAGGGTGAAACGATTACCGGCTATGATGCCGAGCGTAAAGGCCAGCGTACTTTTTACAAACGCGATATCCAACGTTTTCTGGACGTCAAAATCGACCGGATCAGTACCAGAAAATCCAATAAAAAGACCCGCATGTTTAAGAAACTGGCTACCGCGCGTTACTTACGTTTGTCCGCCAGTGATCGGGAAGCCGTTATCTTTTTCGCATCGAAAGTCACTGCGGTTGCTCGTGTGCATCAGTTCGGGTTAAAGGAGCGCATGAAAGGGAAAAACATTGAAGTCAAATATCCATCGCGGCGACTTTTGGGACTGACACAGAGTGATATTCAACATATCGAAGACCAGATACTTTCCCATCTCACCCACGGATGTGTGCCAGTCAGTACACAAACCCTATGACGTGCAGGTGAAGGTTTGGGGTGACATTGTTGTCTGCATGAACACACAATTAACTGAACTGTTGCGCCGATTGCGCAACCTGATCCGAATCGGTGTTATTACCCAGGTAGATACTACACGGGGAATGTGCCGGGTTATGACAGGCAATCTTGAAACTGACTGGTTGCATTGGTTGACATCCAGAGCGGGAAGTTCCCGAACATGGTGGTCGCCCAGTGTTGATGAGCAGGTTTTATTGTTATCCCTTGGTGGTGACTTGACCACGGCCTTTATACTGCCTGCGATCTTTTCTGATGAGTTTCCAGCCCCTTCGGCATCACCAGAAGCGGTGTGTATCGCTTTTCCTGATGGTGCCGTGATGGAATACGAACCACAGATCAGCGCCTTAACTGTCACAGGTATTAAGACCGCCACGATTACCGCGTCGGCTTCCGTGCATGTTACTGCACCAGAAATCACTTGTATGGCCGACAATCAGATCACATTGGATACACCTACCGTCATTTGCACCCACCATCTGACTACGGGCAGTCTGGAAGTGCAAAAAGGCGGCACTATGCGTGGCAATATCGTTCATGTAGGGGGTGAATTCAGTTCTAACGGGGTTGTGGTGGATTCGCACCGACACAACGGTGTGCGCTCCGGTGACAGCACATCGGGAGTTCCCATATCATGATGTACCTTGGTATGCATCGACAGACGGGTGAGGCTATCAGCGATATCGCCCATGTTCGCCAGTCAGTCAGCGATATCTTGCTAACGCCGATGGGTAGCCGTATTACTCGCCGCCAATATGGTTCGTTGTTATCTGAACTGATTGATGCGCCCCAAAATCCTGCTTTACGTCTGCAAATTATGGCTGCGTGCTATACCGCCATCCAGCGATGGGAACCCCGCATTACCCTGACCGCTATCACTATCAATCAAGGTGAAGCCGGACACATGACTGTTGATATCAGCGGCCAGTATCAGCTATCCAATGCCCCGGTTGCTTTTTCTGTGCCTGTGGGGTGACCATGCCGACCATCGACCTTAGCCAGTTACCGACGCCGGAGGTTGTCGAACTGCTGGATTTCGAAACCCTGCTGGCCGAGCGAAAAGAAAAACTGATTTCACTGTATCCGCCAGAGCATCGCGATGCTATCACCCGCACGTTGGCGCTGGAATCCGAACCCATCACCAAACTGTTGCAGGAAAACGCCTATCGGGAATTGCTCTTGCGTCAGCGCGTTAATGAGGCAGCGCGGGCGGCGATGGTAGTGTATGCCACAGGCAGCGACTTAGACCAACTGGGGGCGAATAACAATGTACAGCGTTTGGTATTACAGCCCGCTGACAATCTCGCCATACCGCCGATCTCTGCGGTGCTGGAATCTGACGCTGATTTTCGGGTACGCATTCCTCAAGCGTTCGAGGGGTTAAGCGTCGCCGGCCCTGTGGCATCCTATGAATACCATGCGTGCAGTGCTGACGGACGGGTTGCCGATGCATCGGTGATAAGCCCAGCGCCTGCCTGTGTTACAGTCAGTATTTTGTCACGTGAGGGGAACGGCGCGGCCAGTGATGAATTGATTGCGGTCGTGAATACTGCCTTGAATGATGAGGATGTTCGCCCCGTGGCGGATCGCCTGACTGTTCGGTCTGCGGAGATTGTCGATTATCAAATTGATGCCGTGCTGTACCTGTACCCAACCCCGGAATATGAGCCGATATTGCAGGCTGTGCGTGAACGGCTGGCGCGTTACACTGCCGAGCAACACCGGATTGGCCGCGATATCGTGCGCAGTGCCATTTTTGCTGTCTTGCATATGCCCGGTGTTCAGCGTGTTCACCTGAAAGCTCCGGCTCAGGATGTGATTCTGGATAAAACTCAAGCGAGTTTTTGCACACGTGTGCAGGTAGTGATTGGGGGAGCGGATGAATAACCGTTTGTTACCTGTCGGATCATCACTGCTGGAAGTGGCTGCCGCTGAAGCCCTCGCCAGTCTGTCAAATGTGCCGGTTCCCCTGCGTGACTTGTGGAGTCCTGAGCGGTGTCCAGTGAAGTTGCTCCCCTATCTGGCGTGGGCGTGGTCGGTTGACCGCTGGGATATGGACTGGCCGGAGAATACTAAACGCGAGTCAATTAAGGCGTCGATGTTTGTTCATCAACATAAGGGAACCATTGGCGCAATCCGGCGAATAGTGGAACCATTCGGTTATCTCATCCGTGTTATCGAATGGTGGCAAACCAATGATGTCCCCGGTACTTTCCGGTTGGATATTGGCGTCATGGAAACGGGGATCACCGAGACCACCTATCAAGAACTAGAACGGTTGATTTTTGATGCCAAACCCGCTTCACGGCATTTGGTCGGTATGTCTATTCAGTTGGAGACCAGTGGCGAAAATTATTGCGCGGTCGCTAGTTACAGCGGTGATGTATTAACCGTTTACCCCTATATCCCGGAATTAATTACCGTCACTGGCTCTGATGTAGTAGGGGCTGGAGTGCATATTATTGATGATATGAGGATTGAGTCATGAGGACCAAATATTTTACCCTGTTAACTCGATTGGGCGCGGATAAGCTGGCAAATGCCGCCGCGTTGGGTACCAAGATTGAAATCACCCATATGGCTGTTGGTGATGGAGGTGGAAGCCTGCCGACACCAGATACTACACAGACTGAACTGGTTAACGAACGCCGCCGCGCGGCGATTAATGAGCTAAATGTTGATCCCAAGAATACTAACCAGATTATTGCCGAGCAGGTAATCCCCGAAAACGAGGGCGGTTGGTGGATACGGGAAATTGGCCTGTTTGATAAAGACGGTATTTTGATTGCCGTCGGAAACTGCGCGGAGACTTACAAACCGCAGTTACAGGAAGGCTCTGGGCGTACACAGACTATTCGTATGGTCTTGATTGTCAGCAGTACCGACACAGTAACATTGAAAGTTGATCCCTCCGTGGTGCTGGCAACGCGGGAATATGTGGACGAGTCGATTCAAATTCATGTGAAGAACCCTAACCACCCTGACGCTACGCTAAAGGATAAAGGTTTCGTTGTTTTGAGCAGCGCGGTAGACAGCAGCAGTGAAACCTACGCGGCAACCCCGAAGGCGGTTAAGGCGGCATATGACTTGGCAAATGTCGCGGACAATAACGCTAATGGCCGTGTGCCTGCTAGTCGTAAGGTGAACGGGAAGGCGCTTTCTGTCGATATTTCACTGAATGCGGGGGATATTGGGGCGTATACCAAAGGGGAAATGGATTCTCGTGTGAATGAAGTCAACATACTGGCAAACACGGCAAACCAGAATGCGACCGATGCTAATGATAATGCTAATAGTCGATTGTCCAAGAGGGAGAACGGCGCTGACATTCCTGACAAAAATGTTTTTGTGAAAAATCTCAATTTGTTGGAAACGGTGGTGTTGGCTAAAGAAGCAGTACCGAGCAACCGGAAAATCAACGGTAAGGCGTTGACCGGGGACCTTAGTTTGAGTGCTGGAGATGTGGGAGCATATATGCGAGCAGAGAATGATAATACTTTCTTGCGTATTTCTAGCGATAAAAGCGCCACCGTTGGTAGTTTACTGATTGATAGCAAAACGCCCTTTCCTGAATTGCGTTTCAAATCGAAAGATGGATATGTGGTAGGAATTAACGGCTCAGAAGGAAAATTGTTGCATATCTATTCTAACGATCCGAGCAATCGGCGACGTTACAATATACTAATACCTGAGCGAAGCGGTACTCTTGCGCTACAAAATGCAGCGATAAAATCTGAAAATGGTTGGTGGCAATGCGGGGATACGGGAATGATGATTCAATGGGTTAAAGTTGCATCCAGTCAACAATCATGGGTAAAAGTCAATTATCCAATTTCTTTTAAAAATAAGTTCTTTGGCTATATTGCCAGTATGTCGAGTGTCAATACATCAACGGGCCACACATTAGTACGTAATGCAACACTATCGACATTTGAGTATCAAGCTGGCACTCCTAACAATAATGAGAATCCAGACAGAGTTGTACATATATTATTTTGGGGGGTATAAATGGTTTATTTCTCCAGAAAAGAAGGCGCTTTTTATAATGAAGCTTATAAAGAATGCGTTGAAATAACAGCAGAAAAACACAATGAATTACTCGCCGGGCAATCGCGCGGTTTATCAATTGTCAGTAGTAAAGAGGGTTATCCAGTACTCATTGAACGTGCTCCGTCCGTTTATCATAAATATGATGGTGAAAAATGGATAATATCAAAAAGTGATAAAATAAAGCTTAGACAGGAACAGCAGCAACAAGCAGAACATAAGAAACAGCAACTTATGCTCACGGTAGGTAAACAGATAGCCCCGTTACAAGATGCGGTAGATTTGGAGATGGCGAGTGATGAGGAAAAATCGCTGTTAGCCGCTTTGAAAAAATATCGGGTATTACTGAACCGCGTTGATGTTAATTTAGTACCAGATATTCATTGGCCTGAAAACCCCTCAGAATAATGGAATCAGAGCCGCAGTAGTTTAGTTCTTATTTGAGCGGCTCTGACTATTCGATATCGGGAGCCTGTGAGGTATCTACCCTATTTCTCATCTCTATTTATGCAACTTCTTCTATTTTAAGTTTCATAGTGCGTAATGTAACGACTGAATCTTTTAATTCGATGACGTCTTATTAATTGCTCAGGGGGTAAATGTCCTTGTGACTTTTTTGATATCCTCCACTTTGTGCTATCCCTGATACTTACCCAATCAACTGAATTTTATTGTCACAGCGATCACCATAGCGAAATCATCATTACGGGAGTCTTTCGCTATGGCACAAGATTATCATCATGGCGTCCGCGTGCAGGAAATCAACGAGGGCACGCGCACCATTACCACTGTCAGCACCGCTATTGTCGGGCTAGTCTGCACAGCGGATGATGCTGACACCAAAACTTTTCCCTTGAACACACCTGTCTTGTTAACCGATGTTCTGACTGCCAGTAGTAAGGCTGGAAAAACGGGCACACTGTCCCATGCTCTGCGAGCAATTGCCGACCAGTCCAAACCCGTGACTGTTGTTGTGCGTGTGGCTCAAGGGGAAACCGAAGTCGAAACCACGTCGAATATCATTGGCGGTGTTACCGACGATGGTAAAAAAACGGGAATGCAGGCGCTGCTTGCGGCACAAGGTCAGCTCGGTGTTAAACCACGCATTCTAGGTATACCCGGTCACGATACTCAACCTGCTGTGGCGGCTCTCGCGGGTATTGCCCAGAAATTGCGGGCAATGGCTTATGTCAACGCCTATGGCTGCAAGACCATCTCAGAGGCTATCAACTACCGCAACAACTTTAACCAGCGCGAACTGATGTTGATTTGGCCGGACTTCCTCAGTTGGGATACGGTCAAAAATAGCGGGTCTATTGCATACGCAACTGCTCGTGCGTTGGGCCTGCGTGCCAAAATCGACGAGGAAACCGGCTGGCACAAAACCTTATCTAACGTTGGTGTCAATGGTGTGACAGGGATTTCTGCCGATGTCTTTTGGGATTTGCAGGATGCTGCCACCGATGCCAACCTGCTTAACCAGAACGCCGTTACGACCTTGATCCGGAAGAATGGTTTTCGCTTTTGGGGTTCTCGCACCTGTTCGGATGATCCTCTGTTTCAGTTCGAGAGTGACACACGCACGGCGCAGGTACTGGCCGACACGATGGCTGATGCGCATATGTGGGCGATTGACAAGCCACTGACACCTTCGCTGGTACGCGACATTATCGAAGGTATTAATGCCAAGCTGCGCGAATTGAAATCCAATGGTTACCTGATCGACGGTCAGTGCTGGTATGACGACAGTGTTAACACCAAGGACACCCTGAAAGCAGGCAAACTGTTCATTGATTACAACTACACGCCGATCCCGCCATTGGAAAACCTGCTGTTGCGCCAGCGCATCACTGACCAGTATCTGATGAATTTCGCCAACAGCATTAACAGCTAAGGGGCTACTCGTGGCATTACCTCGTAAACTCAAATACCTGAATTTGTTCAATGACGGCAACAATTACATCGGTGTTGTGGAAGAAATGACGCTTCCTAAACTGAGCCGTAAGCTTGAAGCCTATCGCGGCGGTGGTATGAATGGCACTGCCTCGGTGGACTTGGGGCTGGATGATGGCGCACTAGATGCCGAATTTTCTCTCGGTGGTGTCGAGTCCCAACTTTACCGACAGTGGGGTATTGAGAAAGTGGACGGTGTTTCTCTGCGCTTTAACGGCTCCTTTCAGCGTGATGATACCGGGGAAGTGATTGCGGTCGAAGTCGTGATGTGTGGCCGCTTTTCGGAATTTGACCACGGCAGCTACAAACAGGGCGACAACAGCCAGACCAAAGTCAGTGCCAAAAATACCTACTTCAAACTGACGTGGGATGGAGAAGTCCTGATCGAAATCGACACCGTTAATATGGTGGAAATCGTTGGTGGTGTTGACCGTTTGGAAGCCCACCGACGCGCCATCGGTTTGTAACAATTGAACGCTCATCATTTGATAAATCACTATAGGAACATTCACCATGACTGAACAAACCCCTATTGCCCAGCCGGAACACGCTACAGTGACACTGGAAGAACCTATTACCCGTGGTGCAACCACTATCAGCGACGTCGTTGTGCGTAAGCCCAACAGTGGCGCACTGCGTGGTGCCCGTTTGCAGGCTTTGATGGAAATGGACGTCGATTCTATGATGTTGGTTTTGCCTCGTGTCACCGCGCCGGCACTGACTAAAAATGATTTGTTGCTGATGTCGCCCGGCGATCTGATTAACCTCTGCATTGAGGTGGTTAATTTTTTGTTGCCGAAGTCGGTGAAGTCCGATTTCCAGCATCAATAACCGTTGATGAACTGGTGGCAGATATTGCCACCGTGTTTCATTGGCCGCCTGCTGTGACAACTGAGATGGGCCTGCCTGAATTGTTGGCATGGCGTTACCGGGCCATGAAACGGAGTGGGGCCGATAATGAGTGACCGAAACTTACGCCTGCAAGTTATCCTGAATGCCGTTGATAAAATTACCCGTCCTTTCAAGAGTGCGCAGGCTTCTAACAAACGGCTGGCTGAAACCCTTCGACAGTCGCGCCAGCAACTCCGGGAACTGAACCAGCAGGCCGGACGGATCGATGGTTTTCGCAAGACCAAGCGCCAACTGACTGAAACCCGGCAGGCTTACCGCAGTGCCACCGAACGAGTGGCGGCACTGGCCCGTGAAATCAACGCCAGCCAAAACCCGACACAGGCCCAAATCAACCAGCTACAGCGGGCAAAAAACGCAGCCAGGCAGTTCGAGGAAAAAAATCAATCCCTGAGTCAGTCCCTGCAACGTCAGCGTGATGCCTTGCGCGCCAGCGGTATCTCAACTAACCAGCTTGGACAGGCGCAGAGACGGATAAACGCGGACATCAACCACACAACCAATATGCTCCAGCAACAGGAGCAGCAGCTTGGGCGTTTGAGACAGCAGGAACAACGGTTGGCTAATGCCCGCTCTCGCTACCAAAAAATGAAAGATGTGCATAACCAAATGACGGCAACCGGTGCTGCGGCAACGGCAGCGGGTGTTGGTACGCTCTATGGTGCTAAACGGGTGATGATGCCGGGTTATGACTTTGACGTGGGGATGTCGAAGGTGCAAGCGCTGACCCGTCTGGATAAGCATTCTCCCGAACTAAAAAAATTGCAGGAGCAGGCGCGGCATTTAGGCGCAACAACGGCATTCACCGCCAATCAGGTCGCGCAGGGACAGAGTTTTTATGCAATGGCCGGCTTTACTCCAGACCAGATACGATCAGCCATGCCTGGTACATTGGCGATGTCATTGGCGGGTGATACCGATTTAGCCGCGACGGCGGACATTGGTTCCAATATCCTGACGGGTTTTAAGCTGAAATCCGAAGAAATGGGGCGGGTGAGTGACGTACTAGTGGGTGCTTTTACTCGTTCTAACACTAATCTGATGATGCTGGGTGACACCATGAAGTATGTCGCCCCTGTAGCGGCAGGCTTAGGGGTTGATATTGAAACCGCCGCTGCGGCGACGGGTAAGCTCGGTGATGCCGGTATTCAGGGTAGTATGGCGGGTACCTCCCTAAGATCCATTTTAGGACGACTGGCTGAACCGCCTGCTGCTGCCGCGAAGGCGTTGGCAAAACTGAACATTCAGACTAAGGATGCCAAGGGTAATCTCCGTGCCTTGCCGGATATCCTGACTGAGCTGGACAAGAAAACTACTAAAATGGGTAACGCTCAGCGTGCCGGCATTTTCAAAGCCATTGCCGGGGAAGAAGCCTTTTCCGCTCTGTCGGTATTGGCTGAAAGAGCCGGTACGGGGGAATTGCAGAAATTCATCAAAGAATTGAAGAACGCCCAAGGTGAGGCCAGGAAAGTCGCCGATACTATGACTAATAACCTTGACGGCGACCTGAAAAGTCTGTCATCGGCGTGGGAAGATATCGGTATTCAAATTTTTGGCGGTGTGAACAGTCCCTTGCGTGGGATCACCCAGCGTATCACCAAAATTATCAGTAAAACGGGTGAGTGGATGAAGGCCAACCCTGAACTGACCAAAACGTTAACAATGGTGAGTATCGGGCTGGGTATTATTTTGACGGTTTTTGGTGCGATTACGCTGGCATTGGTTGCTCTGTTGGGACCACTGGCAATCGTTAAATTTGGCCTGTCAGTGTTGGGTATCAAGGGAGCAGGTTCAATGCTACGTCTTGGTAACGTGTTTTCCTATATTGGGAAAATGGCGATGTGGCTGGGGCATGTTATGTGGACAAACCCCATTTTAGCGGTTATCGGTTTGATTGCTGTGGGCGCTTACCTGATCTGGCAATATTGGGACAAACTCGGCCCGTGGTTCCAGAACTTATGGAACAACATTTCGAACTATGTTTCCACCACATGGGAAAACATCAAACAGCGGGCATTAGCCAAATGGAATGAGCTAGTCGCTGACACGAAAAAAATTCCGTCCGAATTTAAGAAGATTGGCGGTGAGTTTGTTGAAAATCTTAAGGCAGGCATTGAGGAAAAATGGGAATCCCTGAAAAAGAAATTCTCCGAACTGGGCAAGATGGTTAAAGACGCCTTGACTCCTGACTTTATGCAGGAAGAAAACCAAGATCCCAGGCAAAAGGCGGCATTGAATGCTTATAAGGAAGCTACCGGTCCGATTGGCGGCATACTGGCGGGTGGATTCGATAAAGGTGGTTACATCCCGACGGGCAAGATTGGTATCGTGGGGGAATATGGCCCGGAGATCATCAATGGCCCCGCCCGCGTCACTAGTCGCCGTCAAACGGCTGCATTGGCGACAATCGCGGCCCTATCTGTAGGGGCAGTCTCGCCAGTCAGCGCCCAAAATGCTCCGTTGCATCCATACAGTTTGCCCGCGTCACAGTATCAGACATCGGTTGTTTCAGTTGCTAACCAGATCCAGGACAACAGACGATCCATTTATGAAATTCATATACACGCCGTTCCCGCACAATCCGCACAGGATATTGCTCAGGCGGTGGCTCGTGAACTGGATCGCCGTGAGCAACAACAACGCGCCCGCGCCCGTAGCTCATTTTCTGATAGAGAGGACTTTTATTCATGATGGCCGCATTGGGTTTATTTGTCTTTATGCTGAAAACCACGCCATACCAGAGCTTGCAACACCAACAATCATGGCGTTATGGATTTAACAATCGGGTGGGTACCCGTCCTGCTTTCCAGTTTATGGGGCCAAATAACGATACTATTATACTGTCCGGCACCCTGTACCCTGAAATCACCGGAGGCCGGTTGTCCTTGCTGGCCCTGCAATTGATGGCTGAGAGTGGCAGGATGGTCATTTCTGGATGGTAGCGGCACGATTTACGGCATGTTTATTATTGAAAGTATCGACCAGACCAAAAGTGAATTTTTTATCGACGGTACCGCTCGTAAAATTGACTTTACCGTCACGTTGCGCCGTGTGGATGACAATTTAGGGGAGATGTTCGGCGACCTTCGCACCCAAATGACTGACTTGAAAACCCGTGTCACACACAAATTGGGCGGGCTATTTTCATGATTTCTTTACCTGATATGCTAAAACTAGATTGGGTAACCGGCAAAACTAATACACCTGTGTATGTTCTCAGTGCTGGTGACAAAAATGTCAATGCCCGCATTCAGTCACGGTTGATTTCCCTGAATCTAACCGACAATCGGGGTTTTGAGGCTGACCAGTTGGATATTGAACTGAATGATAGCGATGGTCTGTTATCTCTGCCTCGTCGTGGGACGGAGTTATCTCTGCATCTGGGCTGGCAGGGGGAATCACTGATCCACAAAGGTAAATTTATTGTGGATGAAATCGAATACAGTGGGGTGCCGGACAAGATAATCATCCGTGCCCGCAGTGCAGATTTTCGGGCGACGCTTAATATCAATCGCGAGGTGGCTTATCACCAGAAAACGATCAGCGATATTGTGCACACTATTGCCGTGCGTAACGATTTGACGCCGAAAGTAGACAAAATGCTAGCCAACATCACCCTCAGTCATATTGACCAGACCGGCGAATCCGACTGCAATTTTCTAATCCGGTTGGCAAAACAGGAGGGGGCCATTGCCATGATCAAGAATGGCTATTTGCTTTTTATCCGACAGGGGCAGAACAAAGCTGCCAGCGGGCAGTCCCTGCCTTCGGTTATCATTACCCGGCAATCTGGAGACGATCACCGTTTTTCACTGGCTGATCGGGGCGCTTATACTGGCGTTTCCGCCAGTTGGCTTAATACTCGTAATCCAAGGAAAAAAGAGAACATCACTGTCAAACGCAAGCGAAGTAAGACTAATCCGCAGCAAGAAAAGAAAAAACAGGACCATTATCTGGTTGGCAGTGAGGGTAACGTTTTTGTGATGAAGCACATCTATGCTAACAAGGCCAATGCCGAACGTGCAGCTAAAGCAGAATGGGAGAAAATTCAGCGCGGTGTGGCGTCATTCTCTATTCGACTGGCGAAGGGAAGGCCAGAGCTGTTCCCTGAAATGAAAGTCAGGGTGAGTGGCTTCAAGACCGAAATCGACGCGGCAGACTGGACGCTGGTAACTGTCACACACACCCTGAATGACAGTGGATTAACGTCATCCTTGCAATTGGAAGTGAAAATTTCTGATTCAGATAGGGTATAGTTGCTTTAGTGCCAGTTTCAGCGATGGCAACCTGTTTGTTGAGGTATTCGCGTTATGATGAGATGCCCCTTATGCGGCCACGCCGCACACACTCGTAGCAGTTTTGAACACACTCCCCAAACTAAGGAACGTTACAACCAGTGCCAGAATATTAATTGTGGCTCAACGTTTGTTAGTCATGAAACCTTTGTTCGGTTCGTCACCAAGCCGACATTGATTGAAGCGGTTCCGCCGCATCCTGATAGTGGACAGCAGACCGTGCTGGTATTCTGATCGAATAGGTGCCGATGAGTAAATAATTAAAAAAAGCGTTCCATTATTCATCGTGGTGCGCTTTTTTTATGTAAAAATCTTTTTCTTGGGAGGAGCTTAGGAACGATGGGAAGAAGGCTTATGTCATGATCGTCTCAAACTATATTCAATTTTCAGGGACGTCTCTGTGGTTCACTAAAATCTGATGAATAGCCAAAACAACATCAGAAAAATCATCATCTACAATATAAAAATAGCATTCAGGGACATTTAACACCTTGGAAAACGCGCATATTGTTTCAAAGGTTGGCTGATGAGTTCCATTTTCATACTGTGACACTCTCGCTCGTGCTGACTTTTCATCTATGCCAGCCGCAATTCCGGGTTTTTCTTGCGTGATATTTGCACGTAAACGAGCGGCTTTTAAACGTTTGTTAATCATAAAGTTAACCGTCAGTTATTAGACATGTAGCTGACGATATATTTAACATTTTTAAGAAGCGAAAAACGACGTCATTGTTTGACATCATAATGGGACCAAAATAGAATGATATCATCAAATGACGTCAATGGGATGAAGGATGATTAAGGTTAAAGAGCTGAGCTCAAAGCACCGCAAGACCCTTGCGGATGTGCTGACCACCCCGCCGAAATCCGGCATAAAATGGGATGATGTAGTCAGCCTGATTAACAAACTGGGGGGGGAAGATCAAGAACGGCAACGGATCACGCCGGAAGTTTATCCTCATGGGCTCAGTCTATCAGACTCATCAACCTCATCCTGGTAACGTAATGGATAAAGGCGCAGTCAATGGCCTTCGTGAGTGGTTCGAAAATGTAATAGGGGTCGAACATGATTAAAAGCAACAACATTATGACTATCGACGGCCATCCCGCTTCTGTTATCTACGAAGCAGAAATTAGGGCCTTTCGCGGCAAGTTTCTGGATGTCACCGGATATTGTGATTTCGTATCAAACAGTATTGACGGGCTTGAAAAAGAGGGACAAATCTCACTGGCTGAATATATAGAAACGTGCGAGGAAGAGGGAATTAACCCATTCAAGGAAGAGGGCAAGCTAAAATCTTTTACGCTTCGTTATCCTGGCTGGCTGGAAGCTCGCTTGACTGCGGCGACAATATCACACGCAGTCTCAAAGAACCAGTTCATAGTTCAGCTGCTTGAGCGGGAACTTCAATAAAATAGATAACGCCGGACAGTGACAAAACTTGTTTTTATTGCTGTTTGGGGTTGTTGGGGTCTACTCAACCACCCCAGCGATAACAGATACTGCAATAGTGACTTATCGAGGATACTTTCCTGTTCGGCCTTGATAAATGAAAAAGCCTACAGTATGGGGCAGTGACCGGGTAGCTGTGATAACCGCCAACAAATGCGGGCTACACTGGCCCCCACTTTTGTTGGCTTTTTACTATTGCTTAATGCCTTGAAGTGACCTGCGGCGTTTCGTCATTGTTGCCGTATAGAACGATACCTGACGTGTCGATCTCATCTTCCAGTTAGCGTAAGTCGTAGTTCGTCTGTAAGCGCATCCAAAATGCCGGATTACTCCCCAGCGCAGCAGACAGTTGGATGGCGAGCGCCGGGGTTAACGCTGTTTTGCCCGAAAGAAAGCGGGAAACCGTCGCTGGAGTTACGCCGATGTTTTTAGCAAACTGGCGAACGCCAACCCCCAAATCCTCCAGCATGTTGGATACCATAACGCCCGGATGAGAAACAATAGCCTGTCTCAT